GAGTGGGACGGAACGATGAACCGTTTCGTCCGCACGTTCGGTGACTACGGTAAACCGGCATACGACTTCATGCAGAAGGCTAACCAAGAGATGGGCCTCAACCTTCAGCAGTGGATGCAGTACACATCTATCTATTCATCTATGATGGAAGGGTTCGGTGTCGATACAGAAAACGCAAGTAAGATGGCTTTGGGGTATTCAGAACTTACTTACGATATCTGGGCGGCATACAACGATATCTATAAATCTTATGATGATGCAGCTACTGCGGTACAGTCTGCCATCTCCGGACAGGTCAGGGCTATCAGACGAGCAGGCTTCGATATCACGCAGGCATCGTTGGAGCAGACGGCGGCAAATCACGGTCTGGCAATAAGCATTTCTGACGCAACACAGGCACAGAAAGAATACTTGATCTACCAGACCATGGTAGACCAAGCTACGAGCCAAGGCGTTATCGGGCAATATGCTCATGAGATGAATACTGCCGAAGGTGCTATTCGTGCGGTGAAACAGGAATTGAGGTCTCTTGCACAGGCTATCGGTTCGCTGTTCCTTCCTCTGCTCCAGACGGTAATACCTGTCATCACGGCAATCGTCAATCTTATCGGTGATGCTGTTCGACAGATAGCAAAGTTCTTCGGGATCGAGATGCAACAGATAGACTGGTCGTATGCAGGCACGGCGGCTATCGGCAACGAAGCATCCGATGTAGCAGGTGACTTAGCAGACGGCATGGGCGATGTCGGGGATGCTACCAAGGGAGCGACTGCGGCGGCGGAAGAGTATAAGAACACCATCCTTGGTATCGATGAGATCAATCCGCTGAACGATGTATCGGGCGGTGGCGGTGGCGGAAGCGGTTCGGGTGGCTCCGGCGGCTCTGGGGCAGGAGGCTCCGGAGCAGGACACAGCCCGGTATTCGATGTAAATCCCGTATGGGATGATTCGATATTTGAACAGATAAAGAAACGTTTCGGTGGTTTCGGAGACTGGATAAAAGAACGGCTCGCCTCGTGGAAGAAGATAATCGATGACAGCAAACTTGCTGAATCGATGCGGTCGCTTGGAATAGCCATTTCAAAAGCTTGGGACAATATCGATTGGAGCGGATTCGAGTGGTTCTTTAACTGGTTGACTGACAGCGCACTGATGATAGGAGCGGATGCGCTGTCGGATATGTTACAGACATGTGCAGGAATCATCAGCGGAGACTTGTATGAAGCAGTCGATGGGTTGAAAAATCTCTTTGTTGACTTGTCATTCGACCCTGTCATATCCCTTGCTGATGCAATCGACAAAATATATGGAACTGATTTTGGCGGTTGGCTTCGTGATGTCAAGAAGGAATTGAAGGACTTTGATTTTTCAAAACTTCCTGGATATCAAGAACTTAAAAATGCTTGGAATAGACTTCAATGGGCATGGATCAAAGTCAAAGCAGCTATCAACACGGCGCAGACGAAGATAGGCGAAGCCTTGCAGAAATTTGAGTCAAGCAAAGCACTCCAGGATCTTTGGTCAGCCTCAAAGTGGTTTTACGGGGTATCATTTGATGTCTTCCTTGAATCAATAGCAAGTGCAATGAATGTCATCGCTGACACATTAAATGTCATTGCGGACATCATTACCGGAGATTTTGACGATGCTCTCGATGATATTAAGACACTGAATCTTGATATCATAGCCGCTCCCTTGAAAATAATCGCAAGGCTCATTGATGACATATGTGGCACGGACCTCTCCGGTTGGATTGACAAAGTCAAGAATAAGCTGAACTCTATCGACCTTTCCAGTTGGTCAAGGAGTATAAAACGGAAGTTCAGTGATACTTGGGATGATGTAGGCAAGGACGCCGTAGATTTCGCCAAGGGACTCTATGACAATATGTCTCCCGATATGCAGGAATCCATCGACAAGCTTATTAACAAAGTTGGTGACCTGTTTGGAACAGAGGAGGCAAGAAAGAAAACAGGAGAGGTGCTTGGCAAGGCAATCCTCGATGGAATCAAGAAGCCGTTCGAGGATATCGGGAAATGGGTGAAAGAGAACATCATCGACCCGATTTCGAATGCCCTAAGCGGGCAGACGATTTCTGGTCCTTCGATGAGCAAAACAACTACTCCTGCAACTGCCGGAACTGATAATCCGACAGAACTGAGTGGAATCACTGTTCCTGTAAGTCTTCAGAAGTTCAACTGGACAACAGTAGAAGACTGGATCGGGAATATTCCTGTGCTTGGGCAGGGGATTAAACTTGTCAAGAGCCTATGGACTACCGTGTCCGACTGGGTAGGCAAGATAGATGATATGTTCCAAGGCATCAAGCTGAAGAAGATTGACTGGTCTGATGTCGGAGGATGGGTCGCAAGATTCATGGGATCTATCGTTCAAAAGGACATTGGTCTTAAAAAGAAATGGCATACCGTTGGTGACTGGGTCAAAACATTCATTGGTGCAGCTGTTGAGGCTTCAGTCGAACTGGCAAAGCACTGGAGAACCGTGGCAAGTTGGGTAGAACAGTTCAAAGGTGGAGCCGTTAACGTTTTGGTAGAGCTTACGAAACATTGGGGAACGGTTGCCCAGTGGGTAAGAGATAGAGCAGGCGGAGTCGTAGATATAACCGTAAATCTTATTAAGGGATGGAACGGAACGCTCAAACGTTGGCTTGGACTTCAAGGTGGAGGAATCATTGCTAACAACGGCGCATTGAAATTCATGGCTGAAGGCGGTGTCATCATTCCGTCCTACGCAACAGGGACGAACGATGCTCACGGTTCTATGTTCCTCGCCGGCGAGAACGGTCCTGAGATGGTCGGGCACATCGGCGGTCGCACTGAGGTCATGAACCGATTCCAGTTGGCGTCCGTCATGAAGGAATCCATTGAGACAGTCATGGAAGGTTATATGCCGTCCATGAATGCAATGAACGGGAACATCATCCGTGGAGCGAACGGTGTCATCCGTGCTATCACGGAACAGCCGAAGCGATACTCCGCAGACGAGGAAGCCGCCTACGGATACATCTCCGATTCGAACAACGAGGGCAACAGCCTTCTGCGTGAACAGAACAGCCTGCTGAGACAGTTGATCGAGAAGGCTGACAACAACGGTACGCAGGTATCAACGAGCATGATCCAGACGGCACTGAACAGACAGAACAGAAGGGTAGGTGTGGCAGTTAGATGAGCGACCTGTATAACCCTATCAGAGCGGTGAACGGGAGGGAGGTAAAATCTCCCTCTTCGTACAAATACATTTTGAGCGATGTATCTGCGGCGAAGGCAGGACGAACCGAAGACTCCGTGATGCACAAGATGAAAGTGGCACAGAAGGTAAAACTTGAACTGGAGTGGAAATACCTCACGACAGCGGAAATCAGCAAACTCCTGCAATCTTTCGACCCGGAGTATTTCACTGTTACCTATCTGGATGCTAAGACAGGGCGGTACGAAACGAAGAAGTTCTACGCAGGTGACCGCAACTCTCCCATGTACAACGGAAGGTTGGGGCTGTGGGAAACGCTGTCGTTCGATATCATCGAGGTGTGATGGATGTATACACTGACTGACAAAGAACGAGCATTGCTTGACCGTGAAATTCCACAGACAGTAAAGATACACTATGAGGACGCCAACGGTGACCAGTATCTGACCGAAGCGGACATCATCCAAGGGACGTTCTCCATCGACCGTGCCTGCGTCAGCGGAAACAGTTTCGAGTTCGGTACCATGATCGCTTCGGAACTGTCGCTGACCCTGGATAACTCTGACGGCCGATGGAACGATACGGAGTTTGCCGGCGTTAAGCTAACGCCTGTCATCACGGTGAAAGACCCGGATATCACGAAACTGGATGACGGCACATATGTTCATCTGACCGTGAGCATCCCGATGGGCATCTATACCGTAGATGAATCTCCCAGGCATCTGGCTCACATCGAACTGAAGGCACTCGACAGGATGGCTTCGTTCGACAGGGAAGCATCGGTGACGAGCGGAACAACGATGTCGCTCATCAAACAGGCATGTGCGGACTGCAACGTGCCGATGGGCGATATATCGCTGGCAGACAGGACGCTTACATTGCCGACTGACTACACGGAGAAGCCAACGTGGAGACAGATTCTCATCTGGATAGGGCAGATATACTGCAAGGACGGCTATATCGACCGTAACGGCAAATTCCAGATGGGATGGTACGCTGACGCAGGATTCAACCTGAAACCGGAAGACAGGTTCGATTCGGACATCGAAGAAAAACCTGCGAAAATCACAGGCGTACAGATTGGCGAGACAGTGTACGGAGACACAGGGTATGTCATCAACGTAGACGGAAACGAGTACATCAACGATGATAACAGAGACTCCATCGGTAAGTCGCTGGCGGCAACGCTGAAGGGATTCACCTACTATCCGTTCAACTCAAACGTCATTGCAAGACCCGAATTCGACCCCATGGACGTAGGGACGTATGAGAAGGCAGACGGCACGAAACTGCCTGTCATCGTGACCAACACCAATTTCACGCTGAACGGCTCTACGGTCATCGAAGGCCATGGTGAGACACCGACACAGGCAGGATACGCCACGATAAATCCGTTGACGGCAAGGGAACAGGCAATCATCGCCAACACGAACCGTGCAACAACAACGAAACTGACATCACGCATCCAAGCCGTCATGAACCTGTCCGATACCGCAGCCAACGCACTTGGGTTCTACAAGACCGTTGACACAGGAGCGGATGGCTCGGAGATCGTGTATCTGCATGACAAAAATTCCATGGCTGACAGCCGTGTGGTATATAAGGCATCCGCTGACGGTTTCTTCATTTCAACGGACGGCGGAAAGAATTACACCGAAGGCTTCGACAAGGACGGCAATGCTGTGATGAACATGCTGTCCGTCATCGGCATCAAGGCTGAATGGATAGACATCGATAACCTTATCCGCAGGATAAACAATGACGGCACGGAGACCATCAGCGGTGCAAGGGTCATGGTCGATGACGGTAACGTATCGGTCGCCATCAGCAACGTGCAGACGGCGGCAAACGATGCCCAGTCATCGGCAGACGAGGCTGCACGGTCGGCACAGTCGGCAGGGAACGCAGCTGCATCCGCTCAGTCATCCGCAGACGGAGCGCAGGCAACGGCGGACGAAGCCCTATCGACCGCAAACGATGTGAAGAGCCGTGAGGACGAGTATTTCAAGTTTGAAACGGACGGTCTGCGCATCAGCAAAGGCGATTCGGATATCTCGACCGTGTACGGCGATAACGGTATGGAGATACAGCAGAACGGTCAGACGCTGGCGGCGTTCCGCGGGAACAGCGTGACCAACCATAACCTGGTCGTCAGCGATACCATGGCGATAGGTAAATTTGCATATGTAGCGGAGTCAAATGGGACGCTGAACTTCGTCTGGATCGGAGAGTGATATAGATGGCAAGCGGAAGTTGGGAGTTCGGGACATCGAACTCAGATGTAAAAGGCCGTATAACATGGTCGGAAGGCTCTAAGAACATATCCGGGAATACCTCAGTCGTAACGGCAACCGTGCAATATTACCGTGATGACAGCTACCAGTCATACGGTACGGCATCGGGTACGCTTACCGTCAACGGTTCGGGCAAGTCGCTGTCGAAATACGTTGAACTGACATCGGGTAACGGGTGGCAGACTATCGGAAGCCAGTCCGTGACCGTAACGCATAACGCAGACGGTACTAAGAGCGTCACGATCAGTTGGTCCGGCGGTTTCACGAACTCCATTGGGACGCAGTCAACGAGCAAGACTGTCACGTTGGATGTCATCCCAAGGGCATCATCGATATCGGTTTCATCCTCAACGTTCATGGTCGAGAATCCGCTGACAGTCACGATTACCCCGGCATCGTCATCGTTCAGCCATAAAGTCAAGTTCTGGTGGGGCTACTCCTCGCAAGGCAACTACCATGAGGAGTGGAAGAACGTAGCGGCAGGTACGAAGACTGTCACGTGGACCTGCCCTGCTTCGTGGGCGGATTACCTCGCAAATACCGACACAGGCCTGCTTGGTATATCGTGCGATACCTACAACGGAAGTACCAAGGTAGGGTCTTCGATGATAACGCACAACCTTACCTTGCCTAAAACATCGAAGTGGATGCCAACAGCAGGAACGCTGACGCTTACAGGCGTGGATACCTTCAACGGCCTGGTATTGCAGAACCACAGCAAGGTTAAGACTACACACACAGGTGGTAAGGCAGGAGATTACGCATCCATCAGCAAGGTCGTTTATACCGGCTCCGGCATGAACGCATCAGCCTCCAACGGAACAGCCGTGACGAGCGGCACGATACAGGACTCCGGCACACAGACTTATACGGCTACGCTGACAGACAGCCGTGGACGGACAGCCAGTGTGACCGGGACGATATCTGTTACGGCATACAACCCTCCGAAGGTGTCGCTTAAGGCATCGAGGTGTGATTCTTCTGGAAGCACGACAGCAGTTGAAAAGGAATATCTGAACGCAACGGTAAGCGGCTCATACGAGAAGTTAGACGGAAACCAGTTGACCGTTACGGTGACATATAAGGAATCGACTGCTACATCGGATACGAGTTTATACAGCGGAACGTACAGTGGCGATGCTTCGTATTCGATAACGACAGGGACAGGAGCGGCGAACAACTACAAGTCATATATCGTAACAGCGACCGTGCAGGACAAGGTATCCGATGCCGTCACAGTGTCGGTAACGTTGGGCGTTGCGACACCGACTGTAAGTTACCTTCCGGGAGGCAAGGGCGTGACGTTCTTCGGGACGGCCACGAAGGAAGGGCTGTGGAATAACAAAAGCTACAACGGCACCCGCTTCTACGGCGGCACAAAGGTAGTGAACCCCAACGGAAACGATACCGTGGCCATCATGACTAACGCTGACAATAACACCAAACTTGGGACAACTGATTCCGGTCAATCGAACACGGCGGTCTTTGTCAGCAACGGTGACGGAAACGCAAACGGTGTGCATATAGAAGGGGCGAAATACTTGAAAGGCACATGGTATGCGATGCTGTCTTCAAAAATATCCGGACTCATCCGGCTGAATTACTTTGTAGTGTATTGGGAGGCAGAATCGTATGCTTGACGCAGTAACGTGGGGGCAGCTCCGCGAGCTTATCATCGGGGTTGCCGCCATCATAACCGCCTGTGGAGTGATAACCACGTGGGTAAGTAAGAAGTTCGAAAAGAAGGTTCTGGAAGCAGTGAAACCGCTGCAGGACTCTGTGGACGAGATGCACAAGCGGATAAACGATGTCGAGATGGACTCGCTGAAGAACTATCTAACGCAGTGTCTTGCGAGGGTAGAACTGAATATGCCCATGCCCGAGATCGAGAAGGAACGCGTCTGGGAATCCTACGGACGATATAGGGAACTCGGCGGAAACAGTTACATCAAAGAAAAGGTCGAAAAACTCAAACAGGAGGGTAAGCTATGAGCAATAAGACTTACGACACACTCAAGGCGATATCACTGATCGCCGTACCTGTACTGGCCTTCGTGGCATCGCTGTGCAACATATGGCAGGTGCCCCACACGGACGAGATCGTGGCAACGCTTACCGCCATCGACACGCTCTTAGGTGCGGTGGTCGTAGCGGCGGCAAAGGCATACGGGAAGAAGGAGGGGTAAAATGTCCTACACTCTCATCACTAAATATCAGTCCGCTAACGCCGGCTATGACCCTCACTATCATCACGGCGGGAATACTCCCCGCCTCATCGTCATCCACCACTGGGGCGCAGATGGGCAGTCCTTTGACGGCGTTTGCAGTTGGCTCTGCCGACACAACGGCGACTCCAGTGCGCATTTCGTAGTGGAGGCTGGGAAGGTCGCACAGCTGATGCCGGTGACAGATGCCGCTTGGCACGTTGGCATCAAATCAATCAACATGCAGTCCATCGGCATCGAGTGCAGACCGGAGATGTCTGACGGAGACCTTCAGACCGTGGTCGAACTGGTCACCGACCTTTTCAACAAGTACGGCGAGATGCCTGTTCGTGGGCATAAGGACTTCGTGCCTACTCAGTGTCCCGGTCGGTATTACAAAAAGCTTTCCTACATCCACGACATGGCAAAATCTCGCTGCGCCACTGCAAACCGTGACCGTCACGATGTTTCCACCAGTTCTAAGAAGCAGGACAGGGTACGTGCTTTCCAAGCATGGCTGAATCGCCGTGGGGGATGGAATCTGATGGAGGACGGAATCTGGGGGGCGGACACCAACGATGCCGCTATCAAACACGCTCAGAAGATGGGCGGTGTTGATCAGGACGGTATCATCGGGCCGATGACCAGAAGCATCCTGCCTGACACATTGGCACAGGAAAACAATTCCGAAGGTCAGTGGGTAGAATGGTGGCAGGGCGTACTTAGTAAGTTCGGATATTGGGATGTTGCTATGGACGGTGTCTTTGGTCCGAAGACAGACAAGGCTACCCGTGCTTGTCAGAAAAAGTTGAAATTGACCACTGACGGCATCGCAGGAAAGCACACGATCGAGGCGGCGTTGAAGGCGAAATGGTGATTCCATATCAGATTCCAAAAACACGTTTAAATCCGCTTAATTAAAGGCAACTGTGTATGCCTTGGTAAGGCGGAGGTCACCAGTTCAAATCTGGTCAGCAGCTCTCATAAAAAGTCCCCGGAAGGCCGATAAATAAAGGCTTTCCGGGGATTTTCTGTAACAGTTAATTTTGCATAAAAAAATTAACTATAGCCATCTTTTAGCATGTTTTTCCAAGAATTGATTCCAAAATGATTCCAGAAATATCGGTATAAAAACGCCCAGTGACGGTCTTCTGGGTGTGTCCTAACCAATATTCTTTTTGTTCCTCCGGCATATCGCTATGGAGCGTTGCCCATGTATGACGGATGTTATATGTCGGTATGACAGGTACATCCGCTTTTTGCATCAACTTCTGCACGGCTTTCGAATACACTTCCGGTCTGTATGCATTTCCATCACGATTCACGAACACCCATCTTCCACTTCTTTGTGGAAGGAGATGCCCGACATCCGGCAATAATGGGAGCGTTCGGTGACTTGACTCTGTTTTTAGGTCTGTGATGTTCCCGTATCGGTCTATCCCATGTATGATCTCGATGGTTCTATCGGTTACATAATCCCACTCAAGACCGCACAACTCACCGACTCTCATCCCATAGGCAATGTGTGTATATACCATCGGATAGATTCTGGAATCAACACTTGATTCCAGAAATTTCCTGCACTCATCTTCCGTCCATACGAGAGGCTGATGTTGGTCAGAATGTTTTGGGATGTCAACATATTCTGTCGGGTCGATGTTGAAATCTCCGTTCTTGCATCCGTAACGTATGATTATTCGGAATATCGAGTATGGTTTATGCCATGTCTGGTAAGTCATCCTTGTGTTCAGGTCTGATAACCATGATTCTATCATCCTGGCATTTACACTGTTAAGGCGAATCGCGCCCCATTGCGGAAGTATTTCAGCGTCAAGCCAATATTGCCAGTCACGCTGCGTCCGCTCTGAATAATCTTGATATTTAGTAGAAGACAAAAATTGATATGCTAAATCCTTTATATTTTTAGGCCGTTCCATGCCACCTGTCACTCGTTTGACATCACGCACACGTTCCTGTGCCTGTTCGTCCTGCTTGGCTTCTTTGATGGTTTTACGAATCTTCCCATTGGAATATATGGATTTTCCATTCATCCTGCCGATATAAGTCTTAGCACGATAGCCTGTCGATAGTTTCTCTATCATCTAAATCATCCTCGTATAAGTGTGCCGTAAATTCTATGGAATCAGCCGTTTTATCGGCGCAGCTGTCAAAGTCACCGGATATAATATGTAATATCTCATGTTTAAAGGCTTCACGCTGAAGCGAATCCGGTATCCTTGCATTGATCACGACTGTATACCAGTCATCATGCTTTACTGTGTATGCATGGATGGCCACAGGCATATCAGCAAGTATCGAACGAACGTTATCAATCACCATCCTGTTTAGACATCCTTTCAATCATCTGGCGAACAAAATCAATATCTTCTCGTTTAACGTTTCGGGAAGCATCAAACAAAACTCTGTACTCCGGGTTATGATACAGGAAATTTGCCAATTCTTTTGTTTCGGAATCATCGTAATATTTTTCATCGTCCATATGCTCGGCGATCATGTCCGTCCACTCAACTCCGAAGTAATGGGCTACCTTCTGCATCGTGCCCACTCTTGGGACGGCCACTCCGTGAACCCAGTTATTTACGGTCGTAAGAGCAATGTGAAGGTCATTAGAAATCTGCGTCTGAGTTTTGTCGTGCGTTTCCATGAGATGTTTGAGATTGCGTGAAAAGTATTTTTTCGCTTCTTCGTCTGTCATGGCAGTACTCCTTAGAATACGTTCAATTTCACCCGTTAGCAAATCTTGTATATGTCTGAATTATATTATACCATGTAGAAAAAAATATTCAATAAGATGGAAGTTTTTTTCAAAAAGCTATTGACGCTCCAATAAAATAGGAGTATGATGAAGCCATCAAAACAAAAGGAGGTGACAATCACCGATGAAAGTTACCCTTAAAGCAGCAAGAGTAAACGCAGGATATACGCAGAAAAGCGCATCTCAGCGTCTGGGGGTCAACAGGCTGACTCTTCGTAACTGGGAGCAAGGCAGAACGTATCCAACGATTTCGAAGTTTGATGAAATGTGCCGGCTGTACAACACAAGTTGGGATGATATTTTTTTGCCTGTTAACTCCAATAAAATGGAAGCGGAGGTGGACAAGGATGGAGCAGATGCTGACAGTTCGCCAGACAGCTCAGATGCTCAACGTGAGTGAACATACTATCTACAGATATATTCAAAAACGAAAAATCCGTTATCGGCGAATCGGCAGGACATTACGTATCTACCCGGAACAGTTCCGAATGGAGGGCGTCCGAAAATGAATTTTACGCCTTGCAGAAACTGCCAGTTTCGTGAAGTCGGATGTCACGAGTCCTGCGGAGATTACAAGAAATTCCGCAAGAACATCGATGAAGCCAAAAAGGCCAAGGCCGACTGGTACGGCGAACACGGGTACTGGCCAGTAAAAAAACACAAACGCAGTTCGGACGAAGAATTTCGTCACGGGAGGATAAGTAGAACATGAACTGGGACATTGCTTTAATTATCGCTTGCTATTTGAGCGTAAACGCAATCGTATTTGAAATCGCTTCACGGGAAAAAGAGCGCAAAACACACCGTGAGAACGGCATTCGCAGGAAAGCTATGGAAGAGGGGTTCAGACGTGGATGGTGCAGTAAGTTTTGACTACGTTCTGAATGGAGTCAAGGCTTCTGGGCTGAAGTCGCCTGTATACCTTGAATGGGAAGGACTACGAATACGGTACGAAGGTACGCTGTCGCAAATAGCCGAACAGATAAAAACGTTCCTTAACTGCAAAGATACACTTCCGAAATTCGTGAAACTGTATGACGACAGCGAGGGGCATTGCGCCACGATGTACCTGTAAGGAGGCTGCCATGTACGTTAAAAACGAATTTTCCGTTTCATACAAACAGCGTATCGAAGGTGACCCATGGTGGAACTTATTCCAGGCAATCGTGTATCAGGCCATGAGCGACTACGTTCAGCTAGAGAGGGAAAGCAAAACCCCGAAAAGGCATTACAAGTTTACGCACATTGAGACCACGGACGATATAGAAGAATTTCTGTCCGATATGTTCCCGAACAGTAACGACCAAGTAATTAATTTATTAAAGGAGAAGGTCTATGGACAAAAATGAAAAAGAACTGCTCGACGCGGCAAAGAAAGTTGTCAAGGCTCTTGAAAAGAAACGTCAGATTAAAACCGAGCAGAAACTGCTCGACCTGGCGGAACAGATGGTAGCTATTTACAGAGAGTGGAATCCTGACGGAACTTTTTTTGAAATGTCTTGGCATAAAGACATTGGTGACCGTCCGAGCATCACGGTCGAAAACCAATGGGCGAGTGATGACAAATACAAAATGCCGATGCAGGCCTCAAGAACCGATGAAGGAAAAAATTCAAGGATGATATTCGACGGGGAGGGAAAGATCGATTATGAATTCTTCTAATCGTGTTGATGAATATCGGGAACTTACACGCCTCAAACAGAAACATACCGACCTTATCAATGACCTTTTGAATCTGATCGTAAACGCATCTGATGGAATTATCCCTGTCTACAAATTAAAGGATACATTGAGGAATTATGCTGACGAATTGCACGAAGATCGCTGAAATGGCTGATATGGGCCTCCCACACATCATGTTCCGCCCAGACGGGATTACCGATGTGATCATCAAAGAGATTCTGACGGCAAAACATTACAGTCTACAGGAGAAGAAAAAAGATGGAACAGAAATCTGGGCACATGAGCGTCTCGCTGTTTAAGGAATTCCAGAAGTGCGAAGCCAGAGGCAAGGCAATCTTTGACGGCGAATACAAATGGCCCGAAAGTGAAGCCCTGTTGGTTGGAAGCTATGTTGATCAGAAACTGACCGGGACGGATGAAACGTTTGCGAAGTTCATTGAAAGCCATCCTGGCAAGATTCTTAAAAAGGACGGCACACCGTATGCGTATCTGTCGAAAGCTGACAACGCCATCGATATGCTGAAGAAACAGCCGTTGGCAGTCGAGTGCTTAAACGGTGAACATCAGGTAACGATGGAAGGCGAACTTGAAGGCGTACCGGTTAAGGGCATCTTCGATACCTACCGCCCCGGCGAATGGATTTCCGATCTGAAATACGTCCGGGCATTACGCACCGGAGCCAACGAGTCAATTATCTCCGCTTACGGATACGATTTGCAGGCCGCCTTGTATCAGGAACTGGTATTTCAGAACACGGGCAAGCGTCTGCCATTCTATTTCGTCCTTCTTACCAAAGACGATGTGCCGAGGACCTGCGTCTGCCAGATATCTCAGCAGAACATGGATAAGGCCATGGAAACGTTGAAAAACAACATCGGGCATTACTGGAGCATCTGCACGGGCGAGACGATGCCGGAACGGTGCGGCATCTGCGATTACTGTGCTCAGACAGTAACGCAGGATAAGCCCATCGATTCAGACCTTATCGGCCTTAGCAATCAGGACATGAACACAGTAAACGATCTTTTAGGAGGGTTAATCTAGTCAACAACCCGTGACTAAAGTCACAGGCTTGTAAAAGCCTTGGTTGACTAGCCTCAGTGCTGGTGGAAAGGAGAAAGGCGATTCCTCTCATGGATGAATCCATGAGTTTCCTCGCCTAGATTATTCAATGAACGCACTTATTTACGGAGAGAGCGGTAGCGGTAAGACCGTGAACGCAACACGGGTCGAAACGAAGAAACGCAATCTGCTGATCTGCACGGATAACAGTTCCATGGTCCTTCGAAACTTCGACCGTCCGAAGCTGGACATCATCAACGTAGGCTCTTCGGACGAATTCGTAGCCGAGTACAAGAAGGGTGTTGATTCCGGCAAATACGACAACATCATCCTGGACAACCTTTCGGACCTGTTTGATATGTGGATCTTGGAACTGGCCGAAAAGGGAACCAACAAAGACCCCCGCCGTGACTACCTGCTCGTTTACCAGGCTCTGAAACGCCTGTCAAGATACTCAGCGAACGCAAAGGTCAACACCATCTTTACGGCTTGGTCGGACGCATTCGAACTCACGCTCCCGACAGGCCAGACGGTGACACGCCTGCAGCCGAAACTGCCTTACAAGGTCCTTGACAACGTGTGCGGTCTGATGAACGTGGTCGGACGTGTGACCAGTGCGGTGGACAAGCAGAACAAACGCCAGTGGTATTACGTGACGGAAGCGTCCCAGACGCTGTACGCCAAAGACCAGATCGGATGCCGTAAGTTCGTATTTCCAGAAAAAATTTTTTCAACGGAGGATAAATAATGGCTTTTTCATTCAACCCTAACACCTACAAGGAACATGAAGATTTTCCGGTCATCCCGGAAGGCGAGTACCGTGTCCGTATCAGCGATGTTGAACGGACCACGTTCAGCAGCGGCAATCAAGGTTTCAAATTGACTCTGGATGTTTCCGGTTACAACTCTCATGTATGGTCGTATCTGGTGATCAACGAGTCTGACCCGGAGCGCACCAACCAGAGATTCGGAGATTTCTTCAACTCATTCGGAATCGATTTCTACGATTTAGGTCAGTTTCCGAAGTGGAGCGGCCATGTAGGCGGTGCGAAGATCAAACACGAAACCTACAACGGCAAAGAACAGGCGAAGGTGGCGTATTTCCTTAGCAAGCGTCAGCAGGAGAAGCTTCCTGCATGGAAAGAGCCTACCAACAGCACCGCTCCGCAGAATGACGGATTCGTACAGGTCGATGCTCCAGTCTCGCAGGAGATACCAAGCGTTCCCGATTCGCCGCAGAATGACGGATTCGTACAGGTCGATGCTCCCGAAGACGTACCGTTCTGATGCAACTGAGGGATTACCAAAAAGACCTGTACGCCAAGACACAGTTGGCTTTCCGGGAAGGCAACCGCAGGGTTCTGGTTCAAAGCCCCTGCGGGAGCGGCAAGACCGTCCTCGCCACGTACATGGCATCTGAGGCTCAGAACCGTGGTAATACGGTCTGGGTCATCCTCCCGAGAGTCGAGATCATGAGCCAGACGGAAGAGTGCTTTCGTGCTTGCGGTGTAGAGCGACACAACATCTATATTGGAATGGCTATCACGACCGCAAACATGTTGGGCAGTCTTCCCAAACCGGATTTGATTATCTTCGACGAGTGCCATCTGTCGATGGCAGATACCTATCTGAAGATCGTACGTGCCTACCCGGAAGCCTGGATCGTAGGACTGAGTGCATCACCATGCAGGTCAGATAACCGACCGCTTGGCAGTCTCTACGACACCATGGTCAAGGGAGTGACCGTTCGATGGCTGATCGAGCATCAACGCCTCGCTCCATATAGATATTATTCCGTGCCCATCTACGACACGGAGGGCGATGTGGTCGATGCAGAAGCGGCAAGGATGGTTGAGGCATCGGCGGTCTTCGGTAAGGTTATCGATTCGTGGAAACAGTTTGCCGATGGCAAGCAGACAGTTGTCTACTGTGCCTCAGTAAAGCATAGCAAGGATGTCTGCAAGGCGTTCACCGATGCCGGTATAAAGGCCGTTCACATGGACGGCACGACCCCGGCAGAGGAAAGAGCCAAGACCGTTGAGCGATTCCGAAACGGAGAGATAACGGTGCTGTGTAACTGCGACCTGATCAGTATGGGCTTTGATATGCCCGACATCGGATGCGTGATGCTCTGCCGCCCGACTCAGTCATTAAGTTTGTACATCCAACAGAGTGGCAGAGCGTTACGCTACAAGCCAGACAAGACAGCTGTCATCATCGATGCCGTTGGAAATTACACCAGATTCCCGATGCCTGACGAGGATATCGAATGGAGTTTGACACGACAGGTCAAGATGCCGGCAAGAATTAACAAAGAAGGCAACTTCACGGTGAGGGTCTGTCCGAACTGCTTCATGACATTTAAGGCAGCTGATCGTTGCCCATTCTGCGATTATCCTTATCCGCTCTCCCCAAGGGAACTCCAAGCCCATGAAGACATCCGTCTGGAAGAGATAACCAGAGAACAGGCAGAAGCGGCAGAACGTGAACGGAAACGGAAACGACAAGAAGTTGGCAGAGCCAAGACCGAAGCAGACCTGTGGAAGATAGCCAGAGAACGAGGATACAAAGCAGGATGGGTATACAGGATGCTTTCTGTGAGGAAACGGCATGGGTAATCCAGAGACTCCGATCATGAACAGGATCATGGCTCGTTTGTCTGAACACGGCTGCTTCGTTCTGAGAACCAACAGTGGTGTCTACTACACCCCTGACGGCGGACGAATCCGCATCGGATTCCCGGGGCTGTCGGATATGGTCGGATGCACCGACAAAGGCCAGTTCTTCGCAATCGAGGTCAAGGTTCCAGGGAAGAAACCAAGGGAAAATCAGAAGGCGTTTTTAGAGATGGTGAAACGGCATGGAGGACTTGCCGGGGTAGCTACAAGCCCAGAGGAGGCGATAGAAATTGTTAGTAAGCAGAGGTGACGTGGTCGATTGTTCCGGCCGTCCTGCCGTTGTCGTTCAGAACGACATGGGCAACCGAAACAGCAATTCGACAATCATCGTATACGTGAACGAAGAGTGCAAGCGGATGGACCTTCCAACGCACGTTTACCTGGAATTAAACGGTCGGTTCGTTTGCGTGTGCTGTGAACATATCCACACGATGCCGATCAAGAGTATCCGCGAGATCATAGGACACTGCACACTGCATGAAATGCAGAATATTAACAAGGCCCTTCGGGTCAGTATGGGGATTTAAATTATGGATTATGTTTTAGACAGAGGATGTTTTGAGCCGGTGAAGGCTCACGATACGGACGCAGGATACGATTTAAGAACGCCGACTACACAGTTTATCGCTGCTCACAGTTCCATCGTAATCGACACAGGTGTTCATTTCAACATCCCGAAAGGCCATTACGGGAAACTGGAGAGCAAGTCCGGTCTGAACGTGAAGCACGGCATCGTCTGCTTGGGCGGTGTCATCGACAGCGGATACACAGGGTCGGTGGTTGTCAAACTGTACAACATGAGCGGACAGGCGTATGTGTTCGCCGCAGGGGACAAGATCGTACAGATCATCTTTCAAAGACATATCAGCCCTAATTTGGTAAGGGTAGACGAACTTAAGGAGACAGAACGAGGCGAAAAAGGCTTCGGTTCGAGTGGGAAATAATGAAATATGTTTATGTAACGGTTGAACAGTTTATCAAGGACCGTAACACGGCAATCCTTTCGGCAGACATTGGGGCGGTAAAAGCCTACTGCGAACACTACAACGTACCTTACAAAGGCCAGTCAGACGTGGTTATCATGCGCGGAGCGCAGAAGGCATTGGACAGCCTGCAGGGCGTAGGCAAGACGGAGAAACAGATTGCATGGCTGAAATACAGCAACTGGCTGCTCAAGCACGGATACACCAGAGGACAGAGCAGGAGGAAATATGACGCTGATTGACTCGAACGGAATCAGAGGACTCAAATTCCCAGAGTTGCCCGTTGGTGAAATGCGTCTCTACGAAATGGGATGGAACGATGCTATTGAAGCCATCATGGAAAACGCCGATAGGATCCAGATCGTGAGGTGCGGAGACTGCAAGTATTTCAAAGAAGGAAACAGGTGCGACTTGTTGGAGAATTTTTACACGAAAAAAGACTGGTTCTGTGCAGATGGGGAGGAGAAAGAGGATGAGGCTGATTGATGCAGACGCGCTGACGGAAGAGTTCAAAAAGACACATGACGGGAAGAGGTCACTGCTGATCGATACGGCTCCTTCTGTCGACGCCGTTCCTGTGGTTCGGTGCAAGGACTG